GGTCATAAAACCTCATCAATTATTGGTGGGGTTTTTTCTTTACGCTACAATAAAACTAAATTACTTTATAGATCGTGGCAGCAACTATAGACGCAACAATAAAGGGAGCTAGTGCTAATAGTTATGTTACTTTGGCAGAAGCTAATACTTATTTTGAAACAGTACCAGATTCTTCAACTTGGACAAATAAAACAGATGACCAGAAAAACAGATCATTAATATCAGCTACACGATGGATTGACAGTTTTGTGTTTTATGGAGATAGATGTGATGATGGACAGGCACTTAAGTTTCCAAGAAATAATTATCAGGTAGATGGAGTTGAATTGGCTTGTTCTACAATTCCAAATAATATTAAGTATGCAGAATATGAATTAGCTAGAGCTTTGGCAAATGATACAGGAGCTATTACAGGTACTACAGGTAAAGATGGAAACTTCAGTGAAGTAAAACTAGGAGATATACAAGTCAAATACAATACTGATAGTCAAGGTACAGGATCAATAAATAATATTTTAGATGTTTACCCTTGGTTACAAAGTTATCTTGGAGCATATATGCTAGGTGGAGCAGGTAGTTTTCAAATGAGGGTAGTTAGAGGATAATGGCAGGTCAACTAGATTCACTACTAAAAAGCGTTGCTAAAGACATAGTCTCAACTTTAGGTAATTCTTTAGACACAACTATTACTTATGTTAAAAAAGGAACTTCTAGTTACAACGTAGATACAGGAGAACAGATTACTGTTGATACAACTTATTCAGATATAAAAGTACCAGTTGAATTTGTTAGATCACAAGAGGATCTTGCTAAAGAAACTAGAGAAGCAAGAATATATATAACACCTGATTTAATAGGAAGTAATCAACCAACATTTGAAGATGAAGTAATATTAACTTATGCAGGAAGTACAAGAACTGCACAAATAGTTAATATTGACACTAAACAAGGTGGTCAAACTTATCTATTTACTTTATTAGTGAGGTTTTAATGGCTAAATCAGATCCAAATGCTATTAGTAATTTTGTTGCATCAACAAGAGGGGAATTGAATACTCAATTAAATAATTTAGTAGGAAAAATTCTTACAGATTTACCAGCAGAAAGCCCACAATATTCTGGCTTTTTTGCTTCTAGTTGGCAAGCTAATACTTATAGACCTTTAGCTAATGAAGCAATAAGGTCTCCTTGGCTAGAAGTTAAAAAACAAAAACGTCAAGGAATACAAGCAGATCCTATTATTGAGCCTAGATATTCGCTTGATAAGCGGTATAAGTTTGGAGAAACAATATTTATAGGTAATAGGGCTGATTATGCTAGACAAGCATTAGGGTCTCCTAATAGTAGTATTGTTCCGTATTTAACAGAAATAGAAAAAGTTGTTGATTTTGTATTTGGTGGAAGCATGAACTTACCAGATGTAAGAGTAGCTGACAGTCAAGTACTATTCAAAGATGCTCAAGGTGGAAGAAATGCTCCAGCTTTAGGTTCGAAATATAGAAGATTATGAGTTTAGTTAACGCAAGAGCAGCTTTTGAAAAAGCTATTACAGATGCAGTGATAGATGCTGATCCTAGAGTAAAAATTATTTACGATAATGTACCTTTTACTTCTCCTGGAAAAACTATTACTTATGTAACAACTTCTATAACTTTTACTCAGTCTACTTTGCAAGCTCAAGGTGTTGCTGCTGATTATTATTCTGGAGCTATACAAGCTAATGTATATGTTCCTAAAAATAAAGGGAGTGCGAGACTGTCTGCAATTTGTGAATCAGTTATTGATGGTTTAAACACTATTAATACTTCGACTTATGGAGATCCATTTTCTTGTTCTCCAAGAGTAGGAGAAGTTAGTGGCCCTATTCCTGTTGAAATTGAAGATCGCTCACATTTTTTGGGAATTATATCGTGTGCTTTTTTTGCTAATAGCTGATATACTTCTAATAGCTATATAATATCATGACTAGAGCAGTTGATCTTCTTAAAAGTAAGTTTGGTGTAAGCCAGCTTTATAAATATGACATCATGGATAATGATGAAGTTTTGCTTTCTATTTACTGGCATCCTTTAACTATTGCTGAACGTGAAATGATTCAGAAAAAAAGTGCAAGTGAAGATGCTAATGATTTTGCTTTGCAATTAATGATTGAAAAAGCATTAGATAAAGATAGTAAACGATTATTTTCTGACGGAGATAAAGCATCTTTAAGAAGAGAAGTTACTGCCTCTGTTTTACAAGAAATACAATTAGCAATGTTAGAAGTTGGAACTGACAAGGAGGTTAAGGAGGCGAAAGCCGACTTGAAAAGCAAATCCTGATTGGATGTTTATATATTCATTGGCAAATGAATTAAAAAAATCTGTTAGTGAATTATGTGAGACATTGACTGTTGAAGAAATGATAGGTTGGGCTGCGTTTTACGAATTAAAAAATGAACAAGAAAAAAAAGAAATGGATAAAGTTCAAAATAGAAGCGTTATACCTAAATCAAGGTAGAATAGGGTATATGTTTTGCTAGATAGGTCGGATGGCTATTAAACAACTTGATCTCGTTATAAATACGAGTCGTGGTGAACAAAACTTAAAAAAATTACATCAATTTGCAAAACAAGTAGAACAGGTTTTTGGAGATATAAATAAATTAAAGATTAATGTTAAAGCTGATCCAGCACAGAAAGCGTTAGAAAAATTAAATGCAGAAATAAAAGAAGGCCAAGATTTAATAGCTAAATTTAATCAAGGTGCAGGTTTAAGTGCGTTTGGTTCAAAAATATCTGCTATCACACAAGAAGTTTCTTTAGTAAAAAAAGCATTTAATGATGCTACTTCTGCGACAGAAAGACAAAGGGCTGCTACTGCAATATTAGCTGGTGACTTTAAAAAATTAACAATGGAGGCAACTGCTTTTGCAAATGCTACTGATAAAAGAAGGAATAAAGGATTAATTTTAGGCAATGTTGGAGAAACTGTTAAAGAGATAGAAAAGTTTCCTAAAACAATATTGGCTGGTAAAAATGCAATGTCCATGCTTAATAGTATGTTGGAAGTTGTAAATGTAAACTCAAAAGAATTTAAAGAAATAAATGAAGCAATAGGAAGGCAATTAGAAAAAAATGCTGAGATAGAAAAAAATATAAACAAACTTACTGGTTCTGATGCAAAAAAGAAAGCATCAAAAGATAATTTAAAAAATGAAAAGATAAAAGAAAAAATAAAAAAACGACAAAATGCTCTTACTTTACAAAGTGAAAATATAGAAGAAAGAATAAAAGCTTCAATTTTGACTAAAGCTAATAAAGAAAAATTAATTAACGATTTAAAGCAAGCTGGTGTAAAGATAAAGGCACGAGAGTTAGACGTTGCAAGGCAAATAAATATAGAAACTCAGAGAAATCTGACTATGCAAGAAAAGTTACAAAGTAGGAAAAATAGGATAACTCAAAGTGCTTTGATTGGTGGTGGTTTTCCATTGTTATTTGGTGGTGGTCCCGTTGGGGCTATTGCAGGTGCTTTAGGCGGTGGTATTGGAGAATCTATAAGTCCTGGAGGAGGATTTGCTGGTTCTATTGCTGCTACTGCTGCTGTAACTTCTTTAGGTCAGTTTGCGAATAGTGCAAGAGAATTAGCAGAAGCAGTAAAGACTACTTCTGGTACTTTAGAATTAATGGAAACAAGGTCTTTATTTAGTAGTGATGCCATACAGAAACAAGCAAAGGCATTACAAGATCAAGGGAAAGAAGCTGAATTGGCTGCTTTGTTAACAGATGAATTAACAAAAGCATTAGGACCAGCAGGGTTAGGGCAATTAGCTGGTTTAGCAGAGCAATCACAGGAAATGAATAGACAGTTTGGAATTTTAAAAACAAGTATGGAGTTATTTATTTCTGGACCTTTAACAAACCTAATTAAAATTATTAATAATGTAGTTGGAAAAGCTAATATAGTTAATCAGTTAGATCAGAGTTTAAGTCAATTAAGAAAAGAAAATCCTAATGAATTTAAACGAATTATAAATAGATTAGAAAAAGGAAATTTAAAAGATCAAATTAATCCATTTTCTGCTCAAAGTAGAAGTTTTATAGGTAGTCTTGCAAATCCATCGAATTTACAAGTACAAGGTATTCCTGTTGGTGGTTTTAATAAAGATATTTTAGGACAGATTTTACAGGATGTTAATAAACAATTACCAACAACAACCTTACCATTTCAAACTAATTTAGATACAGGTAATGGTGGGAGTAATACATCTGGTAAAAAGAAAGACTTTTCAAAATTTGATTTAAATATTTTAGATCAAAGAATTGCATTACAAAAATTAAGTGGTGGCTTGTTAAATGAAGATGTTGTAATCAGAAAAAGAGGAATTATTTTTGCAGAAGCAGCATTAAAACTTGCACAGGCAGATGGTAAAGCAGGAGCAATAGCTGTAATTCAAAAACAAAGATTATTAAAACTTAATGAACTTGATAAAGCAGTAGAGGAAGCAAAAATAAAAGATAAAAAAGAATTAGCTAAATTTTTAAAGGATTTACAAAAACAAGAACAAAGAGAACAAGAAAGACAAGACAAACTTAGAGATGCAGAAGTTATAAGAATTAATAGAATTAAAGAAAGTGCTAACTTTGTAACAAAAAATCTAGAAGATCAAAATAAATTAAATTTAATTAAATTATCTGGATCTGAATATGAAATTGCTTTAGCGGAAGCAACTATAGGATTTACAAAAGACCAGTTAGCATTATTTGACCAAGAAGCTTTTAAAATTGCATATAATAACCAATTAAGAATTAGTGGTTTGATGGAACAAAAGAAAATTACTGAAGATATAAAAACTTTAATGGCAGTAGAAATGAGTGCTGCGATTAAAGGTTTAATAACAGGAGCAAATAGTTTAAATGATGCTTTTAGAAATGTTTTAAATAAAATGGCAGATGCCTTTTTAAATATTGGTTTATTTGGAAATGTTGCTGGTGATTTAACTAAAGGAGGTGGATTATTAGGAACTATATTTGGTGGATTCCTTGCTAATGGTGGTTCAGCAAAAGCAGGTAAGTCTTATGTGGTAGGAGAAAGAGGACCAGAATTATTTACTCCAAATACTTCAGGTGTAGTTACACCTAATAATGCCATTGGAGGTTCAACAAATATCGTAGTAAATGTAGATGCTTCTGGTTCTTCTGTTGAAGGTGATGAAGATAGAGGTAGAGAACTTGGTCGTATGATTTCAGTTGCTATACAATCAGAGTTAATACAACAGAAAAGACCAGGAGGATTACTTGCATAATGGCTACGTTCGATGATTCTACTGTTGGAACGTCTACTGGAGGTACAGAACCTAGTTATGGACAACAGAAAAGATCTGCACCATTAACTCGTACTGTTCGTTTTGCTGATGGATATGAGCATCGTTTATTGTTTGGGTTGGCACAACATCAAAATCCAAAAGTTTTTAATT